CCGTATATGCGTAGGCGTAACCGCCGTCAGCCTTGAACGCCTTGAAGACCCAGTTGGCTTCCGGATCCTTGCCGTCGTTCATGACGACGTGCGTGTAGGTCTGCAGGTTGGGGACGCCACCGATCTTCTCGCCCTTGTCGGTGTACCAGTTCCCCTGGTCGTCCACAAGTCCAGTGAAGCCGGGAACCAGTGAGTGGGTGAAACCCTGTCCCACGATGTACTTGTAGAGCTGCTGATACGGGACCTTGTCCTTACCCGACTGACGGACGTAGGTCGTGACCGTGGCCTTGAACTCGGCGTTGTGGGCCTTGCGCAGCTGGACGTACTTCCCGTGCTGATCGGGGTTCGTCTCCTTCAGCATGTCCGACTCGGTCTTCGTCAGGTGAGTACCGTCACGGCCGACGAGCGACTGGACGGCACGACGCAGCGCCTTGTTGTCCGCCTTCGGGATCGGAGGCAGGAAGACGGCGGCGAGCTCTGGTGATCCGAACACACTCGCGTTCTTGCGGATGTAGTTGAGGGCCGGCTCGCTGTCGGTGCTCAAGTAGACACGGAGCGCGCGAAGCATCGTCAGCTCGGGCGTCGTGAAGGCACGGTTGTTCTTGAAGCCGGGCATCGCCGCCTTCAGCTCGTTGCCGAGCTCGACCAGCGCTTCCAGCTTGTCCCCACCCTTTATGCAGGCCGCAATCGCTGGCTTGAGTCCCGGAAGGGCTTTCCAGTCGAGGACAGTCCTGACATAGGGCCGAAGACTCGCGTCCATCGGCCCATTTGGGTTCGAGATGTAGTCGGCCACGAGAGCACCGAGGATCTGCAGCAGATTGGTTAGCTGACTGGCACTCAGCTTGTAGACTTGGAGTTCGTTTTCCATCTTGGGTCCTTGCACGTTGGCATAAAATTGGGGATTCCCCGGTCCCAAGACGAACAACGGCACCTCATCAATCACGATGGGTGCCGTTCCGTTGTGCTCAGGTCTTGACCCAAGTCTTCGTGTAGGGACTGTCGGCGGATATTTGCCAGTAGCCCACTTCAGCAGGCGGAAGTGGGCGCCAACCGATTGGATCTTCACCACTGAGATGATGCCCGCTGTCATTGTCCCAGACTCCACCGCCCCATCCTGACCACCTGATAACACGCACGTCGTTCCTACCGAAGTCTGATCTTGGGTGGTCACTAGTAGGAAATGAAGCCAGGATGGGAGTACCATCTTTCGGTGCTGAAGACATCGGCCTCAGAGGCGGGTAGCATTCGCAGCTCATGGTGTTCCTTGTTATCACAGCAACCTGATTCCAGTGCGGCGCTCTTCCATCTTTCTAGCGACGGCTGGGGTCCAGTGTTCGGCGTAGCCATTGCCGCCAACACTCAGGTCCATGTCGGACACCAGCTTGTCGAGCAGCAAGTTACCCTGGAGGTATGGGGCCCAGTAGTCCTTCATCGCGAGTAGAGTCAGCTCTTGTGTCACACCCTCGCGCTGCAACGTGTAGTACGAAAGGAAGTTCCGGAACTGCTCGAGAATCGGCGTGTTCCCAAGCATGTACTCCCTGAGACAACTCATCATGCCGGCCACGTTGTCACAGCGCTTGAATGCGACGTGTTCGAATCGCGAGAGGATAGGCATCTCGATCGTCGCCTGACGATACACGCTTTCTTCCAGCAGATCGAATGCTGTCTTGACCTCTGGATGCGCTCGCTTGACCGTTGACGGCGGATCGCCAGTCACGTGCTCGGCCAGATCGTGCAGCGCGGCGTAGCGCATCACGTCGGCACGGATGGATGGGTAGGCAATGGCCATGAGGCCGACGACCAGTCCATGGTGATGACCGACCGTCTCGTTGCGGATGGTTGCCACGGTGTGGAAACGTTTGGTCTCCACCCCGTGCAGGAGTAGGGTGAATGCGGGATCCATATTGGTCAGTCCTTGCTATTCATTTGGTGTTCGAGTAACGGATGGTGAAGATCTGAGGATTGAACGCGATGGAGGAGATGATTGTCGACTCAGGGTTTACAACCGTGTCGGCAACAAACTCGAGATCGGTCAGCAACAGTTGGGCATGGGTCAGAACTTCTCGACCACGAGCGTTCTGCTCCAGTCCTTTCTGACAAACCTTGATCCGATCCGCTATCAGGGCCGCCACAACGTGCTGATCACCCTTGGTCTTGGACCTGATCCTTCTGGAGTAGGCCTCGAGCGCCACCATTCTCTTCTTCAAGTTGGCGGTGCATTCGTGCGACTGCGCAAGGTTGATCACGATCAGGTGGTTTGCCGCCTCAACAGGATCAGGTACGTTATTGTCCAAGGCCGAGGCAAGAAGTCGGGTCAGATGATCGAGTGCCTCCTCATCGATTGTCCTCTCCTGGCCCGTGCTTCCGGTCGAGTCGAACTTGGCTCTCCGATCTTCCGATCCGAGGATTTCCCAGGCTGCGTTGATCTCTTTTATGCGCTGTTCGTGGTCGGGCTCGGTACTCACGTCAGGATGGAACTGACGGGCAAGCCGCTTGTAGGCGAGCCGTATCTCCTCGATCGTAGCAGTCGGCTCGACATCGAGTACCTTGTAGGGATCCATTGCCTAGTCCTGGTTCATGCGCTTGTCAAGCTCAGCCCTGAAGGCAGCCACACCGTCGATCTCCGGATGTGCGTTGAAGAGGTTATTCAGAGAGACTTGGGTGTAGGCGCTGACACACGCCTTGATGTCGTCGTCAGATAGCCAGCCTGTTGATGCCACGACAGCCTCGTTGCCAGTGATGTTAAGAATGCGGGCACGGTACGGAAATTTGACACTGATGAATCCACCGGCTGGATCGAGTTTAGCGTTCATGAACATCTCGACTATGTTCTGCAACTCCTCGCTTGTGGGTTCGTAGTTCTCATCACCAACCGTGATGGCAATGACCTTGCGTGTATGGGCTGTGTCCATCACGCCCCCGTCACAGGCTGGTTGCCGCTCGTGTCACTGGTCACGGGCACCTTGTAGCTGGGACGACGCTTGAGCCACAGGATGGCCGACAGGATCCACTGGCTGTGGACCATACAGCTCTCGAGGTACTCGGCGCCGGCGTTCGCACCCTGCGTCCTGTAGATGGTGAAGCCGTCCATCATCGCGTGCAGGACGTTGAAGTAGTGGGTCTCGCCGTCGCTGATGCCGACCAGCTCCTTGCCCACGAAGGTGGAGCACGCGTCGTTCAGCGCGTCAGCCAGTACCTCGTCGCTGAGGTCGGGGTTCAGATCATGGAACAGCGTTTCGCCGCCGAATGCCGGGAATCCGTAGCTGGTGAGGAAGGCTGGACTGCCGAGCTGCTCAGCGTTCGTCGGGTCCCACTTGGAGAGCACGTCGTTGTCCGCGTTCTCGTAGTCCATCACCCGCTTCGTGACATCGTTTTCCAGGTAGAAGTGGAGGTTGTTCGACATCTGGTAGTAGGTGCCGAGCTTGAAGCCGGTGACGGCCGCCACGTACTCGTGGAGGATCGACATGTGGACCACGTTGGCGCCGTAGCAGCCCCAGACCGCGTCGTTACTGCGGCAGGTCACAGTCATGTTCAGCTCGTCGCCGCACGGATCGAAGTAGATCGCGGTATTGCAAGGAAGATCGCGTCCTCCCTTGAGCGCAGTGCCCAGATCGTCGTGGCCGTCCCACATCTGCAGGACGCAGCGCCTGGTCTCGCGGTTGGACTTCAGCTCGCCGATCAGGGCCGTCAGCTGATCGAAGCCGAACCACTCGCGCCAACGGAAGCCGTAGGCACCGTGCAGCGTCTCGCCGTCGTCGCTGTAGTTCTTCATGTTCGGGGCGAGGTACGCCGCGAGTTCCACGTCGTTGCGGCCGGCAAGCATCCACGCCGCTTCGATGAAGTGCAGAAACGGGTTGACGTCGCGCGTCTTCGACCAGACGATGCGATCCACCGGGTTGGTCCAGCACGTGACGACCGGGCGGTTGAAGCGGCGCACCGGGCCGTTGCGGCTCGGCATGTCGATCGTGTGACGACCTTGGATCGCCATCTCGACAGCTTGGCGGAGGGCGGAATCGGCACCGGAGGTCGGGGCGATGGCGAGAACGGTAGCTTGGCTCATTTGAACACCTGCTGGATGATGGTCTCAGCGATGAGTTGAACATCGCCGCGGCCGAAGGGTTGGAGGGAGTAGAACTGACGATGGTCGGCTGGGCCGTGCCTTGTACTACGAGTCACGGGGTCGGTCTCGAACAACTTGCCGGTGTCGGCGAAGCGGGTCTCGAAATCGGCAGGCCCGTTCAGCGTGAAGACAGAGAACTCCTTCCCGCCGAAGCCATCGGTGAACGCATCGAGCGTCTCGCCGGTAGGCATGACGAAGTCGATGACAGGTGCGCAGACGTTGATACGGGCCATTGCCGCCACGGCGCCAATACGGCGTGCGTTTTCCACTCTGGCAGCGGGACTGAAGCCCAGGTCGCTGTTGAGCCTGGCCCGCACCACGTCGGCGTTGATGTGGAATGCTGGGTAGACGATCGAGCAGCTACCGCGCCTCAATTGACGGACGATCTCGTTTGCCAGCGTAGTCTTGCCAACGCCTGGAAGACCGCGGATCACGATGGCCGGAGCCATGACAGTGGTCGTCACATGCATTCGTTCTTGGCCAGCGTGGCTGGGGCTTTTGGGTGGCAGATCGTCTGCCGACGTGCCGCTGAATCCGTTGTGCATCTAGTCCTCCTGGGCTTGTTCCCAACTCTCTTTATAGTTCGCGAAAAGCTCGGCCATCGGCGTTTTCAACGTCAGGTCCACAGTACGTGGAACATGGGTTAGTCCCTCCTGGTCTAGAAATCCGGAGATCCACTGGTTGCTACGACTGAGGTTCGGCCTGGTGAACGTCTTCTGCAGCGACCAGCCTCCGCCGTTGTTGCCAGTATCTTTCAGGCCGAAGACGTGGCCGGGCACCGTCTTCGCCAAGGCCAGTGCACTGTACTTGATCGTCGCCTCGTCGCGGTAGACGCTGGTGCCAGTAGTCTGGAGCTTCTTGTTGTTCCGCATCGAGTAGGCGATGCTAAAGTCAGTGACCGAGGTGCCACCTTGCTTCATGATTTGCATCGGCATAGCGATGTCGGTGAAGAAGAAGGTACGCCACTTGATCTTGGGTCGGTCGGCGCCGAAGCCAGCGAAGCAGAAGGGAACGAGACCAGGCCACACCGTCTGGCCACCGTTCTCCTTGATGCGCTTGCTCGCCATGAAGGTGTTGGTGGCGCCGACGGTGCCGATGTCGGCGGTGTCGAGGCGATCCCACATGCGATCCAGCTTCGACATGAACAACGTGGGCTTCGAGTTGGCCGGCACGTACTTCTGATCCCTGCTCGACCAGACCTGGATACCAAGATCGTCGTCGATCACCATGTACGCACCCTTCACCTTCTCGTAGAGATAGCGCCGCTTCTTAGGCACGCAGTCCACGTAGTCGGGCCAGCACTCGATGGTCAGGCCCTTGAAGTTGGGGCTCGCACGGTACTGCTTGTACTGGTCCTTCGGCACCATGACGGTCACGAAGGTCATGGCCTCGGCTGGCATCGTGTCGACGGTGGGACTGTAGTCCCAACGGTCACGACTGAGGATGAATAGTTGCACGTTGTGCCTCCAGGGACTTGCGTTCACCAGGCGTGAATGAGAGGGCGCCGAGCTCTTGACCGTGGAACCACGGCACGAGGAGCGGATTGTGAATCACTTCGATGCGATCAGCGTGTACGTCACGGATGCCGAGGTTGCCGACCATGTCATAACCGAACAGCTGGAAGTCCTTGAGATACAGCCGGTTGATCAGATTCTGGACAAACGCCTGGTCTTTGAGGTCCGGGTCGTACAGATCGGCCGTGGTGGCGCGGGCCTTCTCTTCGGGCAGCGCTGCTGGCATCACGTTGCCGGTCAACGCGGCGACGGCAGCCCAGTCGCGCTCCATCCGTTCCTGACGACCGATGAAGTCAACGCGGCAGCGGTTGCCCTGGTAGAAGAACGCGTGCTGCGGACAGAAGTGGACGAAGCGCCAGTCGTACCGGATGTTGGCCGGCGTCAGCATCATGGAGATGTTATCCTTGGTGATCGGCATGTACTGGCCGTGCCGGCGCAGGAATTCGTTCAATGCCGACCAGAAGCGTGTGTACGGGTTCCGCACGAAGCCGAACGTGAAGTAGTTGGCCGGGATCACATCGGGGTCGTCCCACTGGTCGACCGTGAGATGGGCCAGATCGACGACGCGATCGCTGTTCGGGTCCCAGTCCTGGTGCCAGAACGGGATGGGCCCGTCGTGGAGGTGGCCGATGGCTTGGCGGATGGACGTGCCGCCCACTTTAGGGTTGTGTACGAAAGCCAGCTCGTGGCGTTGGCTGATGATCATTGGAATTCCTTGGCGTGGGACATCGCCTGCCCAACCGCTTGATCGATGTCCAGGTACATATAGGTCCCGAGGCGTCCACCGAGGCGGACCTTCGGGTGGTGATGATCCAACAATTTGGTGTACCGCTCGTGCAGGGCAAGATTCTGCTCGTCACGGATCGGATAGTACGGCCTGTCACCAGGTGCCCACTGAGCTGGGTACTCGCGGGTCAGCAGCGTGCGCGTCTGGTTCTCGGTGCGGGCCTCAGGGTAGAACAGACTGTGCTCGATGGTTCGAGTACTGCCACTCCGTGCGATGCCAGGAACTACACGACCGACGTTGTTGATCACCGGCGCCCCTTGCGACGCGCTCTTTGGGACGAGGACGTCTTCAAAGCGAAGACCCCTGTACGACAGAACACCCTCTTCGTAGGAGAATAGACGGTCGACCGGACCCGAGAAGAACACGCGGTCGACGTTCTTTTCGATCAGCGAGAGATTGGTAAGCCCAACGTCGGCGTCCTTGACCACCACGATGGATGGATGGTTCAGTATCTGCTCCATGATGTTGGAGTAACCGTTGAGAGGCATCCCCTGGTACTTCGCATTGTGGAAGTACGTGTTGTCGTACGTGAAACGGATCGGGAGGCGCTGGATGATCGAGGCCGGGAGGTCGGAGCAGGCACGCCCCCACTGCTTCTCCGTGTAGTCCTTGACCACCGTCTCGTAGAGGTCGGGTCCGATGTTGGCCAGACACCAGCCCTCGACCGTCGACACGTCGTGCCGATAGCTCTCTTTCTGGAGGCTGGCCAGGCGGTTGAAGTAGGTGTGGGCCTCGGCAGGCGTGGTGATACCCAGGACCTGGGAGAAGAGGCTGAGGTTGAACGGCAGGTCCACCATCTTCGTACCAGTCCAACCCTTGACGTAATGCCGGTAGCCGTTGAAGGTGGCGAAGCGAGACACGAAGTCCCACACGCGGTCGCTGTTCGTGTGGAATATGTGGGCACCGTAGTCCGAGACATGAGTGCCGATCCTAGGATCGAAGTGGGACTTGGCGTTGCCACCGATCGACGACTCCGCCTCGTAGACCATGACTTCGTGCCCGGCTTCGGCAACGAGACGGGCTAGGGTCGCGCCGTAGAAGCCGGCGCCGATAACGGCGATTTTCATGCTATCCTTCGAAAGCGTGGAGGACGTCTACGCCGTTGCCACACATAGAGTTGAACTGAGATACGATCTTTACAGCTTCCTCAGCCGTCTTGCCACAGGCCATGGCAATCATGGCGCCCTCATCTCCGCACCCTATGGCGGCTGGGCCTCGGTCGAGCTTGAGTGGATATGGTCCGCTGTCGAATCGCATCGCACTCCCATCTTTGGTGTTGACTACAAGGAGGCGACCAGTATAGTCGTAGCTTCGACATGCCTCAGGAAATGTCGCCGGATCGGCCCCTGACTTGAACCACTCCATGAGTTGAAGCTCCGTCGCAGCAGTGCCAGCACCCCCAATCAAGTAGTGGCCATGCCTTGTGAGCTTGGACACTGTGTAGATGGCATTCCCACTGCACATACGCTTGTCCGCTGCCAGCGAGCGGCCATCCCACGCGATGACGGTCATTTCTTCTCCTTGAAGGGGTCGGGTGCCCAGCCCTTGGCCGGAGCAATGAGGCGATCCCATGCCGCCTGAGCCACGTTCAGCTCGTGCTGGGCCTTGACCAGAGCAGCACGAGCGTTGCTAAGGTTCACGCCCTCGTGGTAGACGAAGGGGTTAGCCAGCGCGGTCTTCGCGCAGGACAGCTTCGCGTTCTCGACCTGGGCCGCCAGTGACTCCTGGCGGTTCTCGATCTCTTGCTGAGTGCGGCGGCTCATACAGAGTCCTTCGGCGTAAAGCGAGGGTCGTCGTACGTGATGGAAAGGCGCTCCATGGTCTTCTCGTCGAAGACCGTAACCCACTCCTGGCTGGAGCCAGGACGCTTGTCCAGCCAGCTCACCCGACCGATGTCACCCCGACTGATGCCGGCGTTTAGTTCGATGATGCAAGTGGAGTGACCGACTGTCCATGTGTGGATCGCCATGGCACCTTCTAGTTGAGGTGCAGAACACCCTCGGCCATAGTAGAACTTCTGCTCGTGATCCTGCGGGGGTCTCATCTCTGGGCCTTGGCTTTGGCTTTGGCTGCCGCCTTCTTGGCGGTCAGCGGATTGTAACCGCGCATCACCTTCTTCTTGGGAGGAGCCTTCACACCGTTCTTCTTGGCGATGCGCTCCTCGCGCTCACGTAGCTTCTTGACGATCATGGCCTTGATCGTGGCCGTGGGCTTGTTCGCCAGCTTCATATCGCGGGCTTCGGCGATGATGAGGTTGGCCTTGCCCAGTTCCAGTTTTGGGTAGACACCACAGGGTTTCTGCCGGCCGAGGTCGATGAACTGCGTGGCCGTCGTGCTGTAGGCGAAGTACTTCATCAGCATTTTGCGCCCCCTGGTCACCATCTCCATCGCGTCGTCGCGGTGCATGTGGCACGTCTCGTCAATCACCTCGGCCAGTTCCTTCGGGGTGATGGTGTGTGGCACCTCGACGTGCGTGACTCCGCCCTTGAACAGACGACGCTGGGTGTTGTCGTCCTTCATGTTCATGCCGACGCAGATGGGGACCACGCCGTTATTGTAGCCCTCGATGATCGAGCGGTTGAAGTGGTTGCCAAGCCCGTTGAACTTGTCGCTCCACGACATGTCGACCATGACGCGGCTGCGCTGGTAGATGGAGAACAGGCGGTCTGGGGTCAGCAGACCCTTGTACGCCATGTTCCCGCTGTCGAGCCCGCGCTTCCAGACCCCCTTGAACTCCTTGGGGCACTTATCCTTACTCATCATGTAGCGGCGCTCGATGCCGTCGCCTGTCATGATGACCTTGGACTTGGTCAGGTGCGGTGCCGCTTGGACCACCATGTCCTGGTGCTTCCACGCCTTCCACATGTGGGCGGCGACGCCCACGGGCTTGCGCTGGTTCCACCTGGGCATCGAGTCCCAGTCCAGCACGGGATGCGGTGCCCCGATGAAGGCGCGATACGTCGGCATCCACTCGAGACCGATATAGCCGGCCGGGGTCGTGCAGGCGATGCCTTTGAGCTTCGGCGCCACATCGATCATGTGGGGGTACATCTCGCGGAAGTGCGCGTCGTGGGCGATCATGATCTGCGGCGGCTTCACGTCGTAGAGCTCGAGCCAACGGCCAGCCGGGTCAGGGTTCGGGCCGGGGATCTCGTGGAAGATCATGTCGAACTTGTTGGCAATGCGCTTCCAGTTCGCCATCCCTTCGTCGCTGTCGTAGCCGAGGACGGGGAGCCAGTACCAGCCCTTCTCGGTGTTCGCCATGATCTGGCGACCCTTGTAGGTGCCAAAAGACGAGGGGTAGGTGCCGGCAGGCCCACCTTCGATCAGGGTCTTGCGGATGGAATGCGGTGCCTTGGCTCGGCGGAGGATCACGACCTTGACCTCGTGACCTGCCTCCTTGAGACCGCGGCACTTGAGCTCCAGGTCGGCCGTGATGCCGCCGTAGTCTAGGATTTCAAGGATGGTGAACAAGATCTTCATGAGGGTCTCTTTATCGGTAGCGGCCGACGTGGCGCAGTTTCGATTCTTTACAGCCTGGAGCCCGGCCGTATCGCTTGTTCCACAGCAGGTTCTGCTCCAGCTGGGTGAGGAGGACGTCGGCTTCGGTCAGCCACTCCAGTATGAAAGCCCGGCTGTAGTACGCATCTGTCAGGTCGCACTCGTAGGAGATGACGGTGCGCTGGGCCTTGCTCCTCCACGCAGTGAAGAAGCAGATCGGGCATCGAGCACCGGGCTCACGGCTCAGACTGTGTTGGTGCTCCATCTCGTTGGCGAAGCGGCGTTCGATCACCTCCTCGAAGACGTGACTACCAAGGTAGATGCCGTGGATCCGTGAATAAGAGCTCGGATGCGTATCGGCGAGAAGGCGGGCGCGCAGAGCCTTGATGTCAAAGTCACCGCTGCGGATCATGTGGTGCCGCATCTCGGTGATGACGCCGAAGAACGCTTGCCGGTCCTTCCACTCTACGAAGCGCGCGAAATGATGGGAGCGTACCATGATCAAGCCAGCGTGATGAACATGGCCTGATGAGAGTCGACTTCCCAACCGATCTCGCTCTTAAGCTCGAATAGGCCGGGCGCCAGCGTCTCGACACTGAAGGCCGCGCTGTAGACACCGGTCCGGTACGTGTCGGTCACGAACAGGGCCTCATTGTGGGCGAGGACTCGGTGCTCAGGATGCCGGTGGCAATCGCTGTGGATGTCGGCCCCATCGTAGGAGCCGAGCCTGCCTTGGAGGACTTTTGAGTAGTCCGATTCAACGGTCGTGTGGCTATTCGAGTCCCTGGACCCAACCAGATCTCCCCAGAACTGGGAGCCGATCAAGAATTGGGGTTTCGGCAAGAGGACGGAGTGCGGGGCCGTTGACAACGCGATCAGGTCGTGCATCAACTGATGACTGAAAACGGCCTCGGTCAATGTGCGGTCCTTGCGTCGTAGCCGTTCGAGGGCCTTGCGCTCACCCACCACGATCAGGGACTCGAAGGCGGTGATCAGTTGCTCGACCATCGTGCCGACGGACGGATCGGCCGGCGCCAGATTGATGGTGAACTCGGCACCCTGGTTTTCCCAGCATTGCTGCTTCGGGTGGGTCAGTGGTGCCAAGATGCGAGGAAGGATCGACTGCGAGTCGAACGTGATCTTCAGCCACGTCAGCACCTCGTCAGCCAGCTTCTTGGTCAGCTCTTCGGACGTGGCGATGTTCTTGAGCTGCTGTTCGGTGTATTCCATTTCGTTCTCCTGGGCTCAGCCCATTTGCCAGTAGTCAGCATCGTCACCGATGTGGTCGACCAGTCGATCACCGACGTAGGTGTGGCCCTCTGTGTAGACCGTCTCGGTCACGATGACATCCGGAGCCATTGGGCCCTCGTAGTGCTCGCTCTTGATCTCGACGGGCAGGCCCACGCGCTCCAGGCACTCAGCGACCCGGTCGTAGAACTCGGGCCGAGGATTGAGGTCGCATCGTGTGTATAGATCTGCACCTCGAAGCTCTCACCGGCCTGCGTGCCACCGCACTTGCGGCACTCGTAGCGGCAGTAGCACTTGAGCACGCCGCGTACGCGAGCGATCTGGTTGAGTGCCATGATCAGCTCGCCTTGTAGCTGTTCTTCAACCGATCCCGTTCGCCCATAGCCATCCCAAAGTGCTTGGAGATTTCGCACAAGCTAGAGCTCGCGTTAGGATTCGACAAGGGTACTAGGTGCGTGTGCATGTCCTTGGTTGACGTGGACCAGAGCCGGTGATGTGACAACTCGTGATTCAGATCCTGTGCGTACTGCGTAAGCACCTTGTCCATTGCGACTGAGCCTTGTGCAAGGCTGTAGTCATTGACGATGCGGCGGATACCAGCCGCAGTCCCGGGACCCGGCGACCAAATTTCGTTGATGTCCTTGGCCTTGCGCAGAAGACTGGTGTACGTCAGGTCACATGCTGCCTGGTTCGCGATGAAGAGGCCGACGCCGTGAACCTTGCGGTACGCGTCGAGCATCCCTCGGTAGGTGCCGGCGCTCAGGGCTTCGTCCAGCTGTTCCCTATGTGACCATACCTCCGGCAAGAAGAAGTTTGCAAGGTAGTCAGCCTTCGACCCAGTGATCTTTTCATGATGACGAGGGAAGACGGTGTTCACGACGTAAGCGCCCGTAACCAATTTCCCCTCTTTGCCTTTCTTGACCACGATAGACTGGAACAGCTTCCATGCTTTGGCTTGGCCACTGCCAACACGGAAATCGATTCCAACGGCCCTCATAGCATTCAATGTTGGAGGATGATTGATGACGCGGCCGACCAGCGCAGCGATGGCCGGGTTGTTTCCTGTCAGCTGCGGCTTCAGCCACTGATCCATGATCTCAAGAGTAACCTTGTCGATTTCTCTATACACGTTGCAAAACCTGGACGAACGAAGGATCGGATCCTTCGTCCATGGGGATGGTTGTCCCTCACGTCGACGCACGTAGATCATGTGGCGCTCGGCGCAGAAGCGGGCGGCGGCGCGCAGGCGATCCTTGTACTTGGTGCTCGTCCAGTCGCAGCAGAGACCTTCGAATGCGGGGACCAGCTCAGCTTGCGTTTGCGTTTTCATCGGGGACCTTTCGGGTCAGTGCTTGAAAGACGTCGTAGCTCTCAGGATCAGGGGTGGTGCCAGGGCCGCCTAGTGGCTCCCAACCACGGGAGATGTGGTCGTTAACAGCAGATGCCAGCTCGTCGAGCCAACTGGCCCAGACGATGGTGTATTCGAGTCTTTGTCCAGCCATGTCGGCTCCTGGTTCTTGAATTCGGGAACGGGCTGTGACCCGATTAAGGGGGACAGCCCGTGCGGTGCAGGTCAGAGGACGTCGGACTCGGCGCCGGTGCCAGGCCCCGTGTCTTCCAGCTGGTCGATCTTCGAGTACGGGTGGTTACCGCTGTCTGGCTGTCCGGTCGTCAGGTGCGAGATCGAACTCGGCTCACCGTGGTTCTGCAGCTTGGCGCCCGATTCGGTCTTGCCGATCGTGGCCTGCGCCTTGGCCAGCATCTTCTGATCTTCTGTTGGGAAAACCGTTCTGACCTCGCGAGATCCTGTGACTTTATGCCAGTCAGAAGTCATTGTGCCTGCGTGCAGGAGAAGCTGCTCCGCATGCTTCATGACGGAGTCCTTGTCGGCTCCATGACTGATCGTTGTCGAGATGGTGATCACGTTCATTCCTTGGGAGTTTCAGCAGAGACCAAGCCGCTCGCGTTCCCCCAGAGTGTCGTCTTCAAGGCCGGCTCTGGTGGAATAAACGAAGACATGTCTTTCAAGAACTTGCCGTTCGCGTCATGCTTGGGTATACCATCTGGACCGAGCTTCGTCATGTTGCTGCCCATGATGGCTTCGAGGCCGTTCTCGATGGGGAGACCGAACTTCATGCCTTCGCTGCGGCAGTAGACCATGATGTCGCCGAGCCAGTCGGTGATGTCGGTGAGGACGTCCTTCTTGGCTTCTTCCAGGTCGTGCAAGGCGAGGTCGGAGAACTCGAAGACCTTGGTCACCTTGTCTTGAGCCATGTCACGGCCGCCGCAGTCCAGCAGTGCTTCGCGAGCCAGGCTGTCAGCACTCACGACGTCAGCCTTGTCGTACTTACGCTCATTGTCACGGGATTGGATGATCAGCAGACGGGCCATGATCTCATGGCCTTCGTCGCACTCGTCTTGCAACGTCTTCAGGAAGCCGGTCATGCGCTGGACCGCCGACTCGGGTTCGCCGTTCGGCTTGTGCAGCTTGTAGAGCGACGGCTCGGTGTTGATCGGGAGCTTGTACATCGCGTTCATGCGACGGATGTTGAAGCTGAAGCTGTGGGGGCTGGTCAGGCGCAGGACGTGCGCCATCTGCTCCGCGGACAGCAGCGGGTAGGGCTTGGGAGTCGGACTCGACATGGGAATTCCTTCAAAGGAGGTGGGAGGATGCGGGGGCGGCAGCCCTTATTTACGGTTCTGTCAACCGAATGCTGTCTCGAGCGCGTTGACGAGCTTCGTAATGTCACACGCGTAGAAGCCACAGCTATTGAGCGTGCCGATCTCCATGATCTTGATGTGCGGAAACTGCTCCTTGTCGTCGACGAAGTAGCCGTTGGCCGGCACATGCTCAGCGACATCGATGCAGAACGCCTCGGCGGGACACCACTCAGCAATGCGGTCGCGCACGTACTGATGCACGCGCTCGTCGACGAAGGCCGAGTAGACGACGGTGTGGCCGCGCTTGTACAGGCTAGCGCTAACGATCTTGCCCTTGACGATCCAGAACCTGTACTCGGCGAAGATGTGCTTCGGATCTGCCACTTGAACCAGGGTGTCCTTGGTCAGGGAGTTGCCGAAGTCTTCTTCGAGGACACAGACCTTTCGGTGCCATTCCAAGAAGTCAGCACGCTCGAAGACATTGCCTGCGAAGACTTTGGAATCAGCAGTCGGGCGCATGAACATGCGTTCAGCGTCATCAGGCCAGGACACGTCGGCGAAGCGTGTAACAACCGAGTCGGCATTGAACATCTCGGATCCCCAATGCTTGAGCTGGACCTGGAAGTCAAAGGGCTCGAGATCGAAGACTCCTGGAATCCAACCGTGCTTGCAGGCAGCGTGCCGTAGCGAATACGAGCCCATGCAGATGACTGGACCGTCGACCTTCGGGGCCTCGGGCTCGGTCAACTCGCCGATGAAAGGTATGACCTTGTGAACCGAATACGGCAAGTCCAGATGCTGAAGCGTGTCGAGAAGCGTCTGGTATGCCTTCTCGTGGAAGAGGTTGTTCTGTAGGATCCAGTGCATGGTGGTTCCAAACTAGCGCGGGTTGTAGTAACCGCGAAAGCCGATGCGGAGCATGTTGACCTTGGCCAAGAAGTCCTTGAGCTTGCGCTTCTGCTCGTCGTTCAGGTCGCTGTTCGTGTAGAGGATGCTGGCCTTGGCATCGCCTTGGAGCACGAAGACCTGCGGGCTGACCAGCGAGCTGATCCACACGTTGTCAGGGCGGCCGCCTAGGAAAGTGACCGTCGTGTAGTGCTCGATCACCTTGGCCTCGTGGCAGATGTTTGGGTACTGTTCCATTATGGCCCACAGCTTCTCTTCCTCGACCTCGCCATTGATCCAGAGGCGGAACACGTCGCCCTTGGGTTCGACAGGGTTGACGATGTGAGTGCGTGGCACTAGCGCGGTCGTGGTCTGGCCAACGGTGGGTTGCGACGGAGGGATGGGGATGAGGTCGTTCATGATTTGGTCTTTCGATTCTGACCGCAGTGTGTGCAGGCACACATGTCTTCCTTGGCCAGGGAGACGCTATGGAACAGATTAGATCCGTACAACTCCAGTGCATCATGGTTAAGGCGGATGAGCAGACGATCGTAATCATCCGGTTTGCCATTGAGGGTTTTGCGCCAAGCCATGCAGTTGTCGTAGTCGAGTTTCCATCTCTTCCATGTGTCCTCGCCAAGGAAATCTCGGCTCTCGAACTCACCAATCTGTCGTGCGGTCAGTTTCACGGCCATTCCTGGTGTTGACCCGCTCATGTCCGGCTCCACATCATGTCCTGGATTTCAAGCATCAGACGGGCGGCCATCTTGATGTCTGGGGCCTTGCGAAGATCGCTCTTTGGATAAAGCGACTGTTGGATGTGGGCATCCATGTGGTCCGCGTACTGGACCACCTCGTTGTAGGTCCACTTACCGTTGCGGATGGCCAGGAGTTCCTCGGCGTCGGCACGCCGCACGTTGACCACGCCGGTCTCCAATGCTTCGGCGCCCATACGAAGCAGGCGGACCAGGTGCATAGCATGCTTCGTGTCGTAGCCGTGGGCCTCTTCCAACGCCGAGCGTGTGGCATTGCGCTCACGCTTCCAGCGCCAGTAGTTCTCCCAGACGGTGGACGCCTCGTCGTGTTGCTGCTTGTGGAACTGGACCAGCATCAGAGGAGCCGGGAGCTCGTGGACCTTGCCGTCATAGTCGGTGATCAGGACACCAACGCCGTCGTACAGGCGATGGGGTTGGTCGCAGCGGCGCTCACCTTCGAATTTGTACAGGCCGAACACGTTGTGGCCAAAGGGTACGAGACGGTGACCCTCGTTCCAGTCCTCGATGTTGAACTTCAAGATCTTGGTGGTCGTGAAGTTATGGATCATGGACACGTGATCGCGCTCCTGTGGCCGGCGCTCTGGCTGCGGGTTGGCGATCCAGCGGTTGTGGCCCTTGATGCGCTTCAGCTGCGACAGGGCGTAGCCGCTCGTCGTGAAGGCGATCTTCTTGCTAAGGAGCAGCGGTGCAGCGGCGCGAAGCATCTGGTAGGCCGGGCTGTCGACGATGACGTCACTCTGGTCGACCCATAGCGTCTCGATCACGTTCGGGTTGCACTTCAGCGCCAAGTCCATGAACTGGCTCAGCTCGTACAGGACGGTGTCCTGCTCGGCAGCGAGATTGGCCTCGCGGATTGGGAAGAATGGGGTGCGGACGTGGATCGGGTCGGCCACGAACAGGCCCCGGATGTCCACGTCGCTGGTCGGCAGGCTCGTGCCGTAGGACCGGCTGCCTGCGTAGTGCCGGCAGATCAGGTTGTCCACCGTCAGCTCTTCTGCGGTCTTGATCTTGCTCATATTAACTCCGGTTGTTTAGAGGCCGATTAGAGCTTTCAACTCCTTGACCTTCTTCAGTGGCATGTTGCCAGGATCCCAGCCCTCAGAACCAGCCGCCTTCATGGCTTTGGTTGGCTCGTCTTCGTTGCGGTAGCGCCAGTACGGGCTGTCGGGGCCCGTGAGGCTGAATGTGCGGACTCGCACGTAGTCGACAAGCAGTGGCTTGATCAACTCGATGGCGGCCAGTCCTGCGTCGTCGCCATCCATGCATAGGACAACCCGGCGCGCGCCCGTCAGCTCGATCATGCGGCTCTTGCGCTTGGACCAGGACTGGGTGCCAAGGATGGCGATGGCAGGGATGCCCAGGCTCATCAGCCGAAGGGCGTCACGTGGGCCCTCGACCAGGACCAGCGTCTTGATCCCCTTCTCATGCATGAGGGCCACGGCCTGGTCATAAAGGAACAGACCGTAGTCCTTGGACCAGCCACCGCTCTTGTTCAGGTACGAGGGCTTGCCATCCACCTTCTTGAGCCGTGCCCGTATATAGCCGCGCTCCTCGCCCTTGATCATGACGGGAAAGTAGAGCATGACGGGGCCCGGCCTGAACCCATCGTACAGGACCCGTACCTTCTTGCACCCTAGGCTGACCAGGAAGTTGGTCTTGATCTGGCGCCAGACCTTGCCCTTGGGGATGGGGCTGAACTTGAGCACCGCCTCTTCAGGCGTCTCGTCCTTCGCGCGCAGTGGCGCCGCGTACTGCGTCACAGGCTTGGCCCAGGTGTAGGGCTTGAGGCCGAGCTTTGGGGCCAGCTCGTCCCACGTCGCGACCTGACCGCAGCCATAACATTTTCCATAGCCCGGACTGTTGCTCGTGCTACTGTGGAAGACGCGGAAGGATGGGGTGCGCTCGCTGTGGAAAGGACAGGCGACGAAGGTCGAAGCCGAGTTGAGACGCTTCTTGGGCCCGCCGAAGTAGTCCAGCTGTTGGATCACGTGATCGAGCTTGCGTTGGTCCATGAGGTGTTGGTCAGTTGAAGAGGCGGCGTTCCAGCGCGTTGAAGGGCAGGAGTGCCGAGAACTCGGACTTGCGCATCCAGCTGCGCCACTGCGAGCAGAGGACCTCGGTCCGCAGGAACACGAGACCAGCCGTCGGGAAGCGGTAGATCAGGAAGCGCAAGGGATGAACGTCGAGCACGCTCATGATGAGGCTGGGGTTGGTCGACCAGAACAGGTAGGTAGTCTTATGCTGGACGTCGAACAGGCCGATGATGTGTAGGGGCCAGTCCATGTCGTTTGAGAACAGCGTCAGCGTGTGGTGACTGCTGGTGCTGATGGTATTTACAGCACCGACCACAGACTGAAGCTCGTACGTTCCGTTCAGCACGGACTGGAGCTTGGCCTTGTAGTTCGGTCCGTCCTCCGAGTCGAGCTGGGCAAGGCGCGGTGCTAGATGCTCGATGCCACGGCTGTAGAAGACCTGGAGCTGCTTGTCCCGTGATGGGATGGACAGCGTCGTGTCCTTCAGGTCGGTGGCCATGCGCCAGCGGCCACGGTGAGGGCCGACCGGCTGACCCTCGTGAGTGTGGCCGATGCCGAAGTCGAGCTCTGGGCCACCTCCAAGACTCATGTAGCCGAAGAACTTCATTTGGTCTTCCTCTTGGGTTTACGTCTAGCAGCCTTCGCGTCGGCACGCCGCTGCTTCCTGTTCCTGGGATCAGGCGGCGGCCCGCTGTTCTGGTGAGTGACCGTGGTTGGGGTCGAGTCGTCTGAGGGCGGGCCCATCAGCCACCCCGCTCGTGCCGGTGGTCCAGCACCGCAATGTACCGATCCTCGGCTTCGCCGTCCAGCATGTCCTGCATACTGGGACGAGGGCAGGAAGGGGCGAAGCCAGCGAACTCGCGTGCACGGCGCATGTCGTCCTCGCTAACCATGAGGTCAATCGGAGGACCGACGCCGAGGATCGCGTCCTTCGCGGCTTGCAAGTTGATGTCGGCCTGCGTCGGGTAGACCGTGTTGCGGTAGATGTTGCCCAGATCGCTGGTCATGAGCAGCGTGTGGAGGGCGACGGGCTCGATCGGAACGATCTGTTCGGCGACTCCGAGGCCGATCTGGCTGTAGACCTTGGTCTGTCCAACGCACCACCGGGACTGCCGGTGGGCGAGGCGGTGCTTGAGATGACGGACTTTCATGCGGTCTCCTTGGTCTTGGTGCTGGCCTTCTTCAGAGCAGCGGCAGCCACGCGAGCAGCCTTCGCCCGAGCCCCGGTGTCGACATCGTAGGCGGCCAGGGCCTCCTTGATCTCGGACTCGAGGTCAACGTTGAGCAGCGGCCACTTCTCGTTCAGCAGCTTTAGGCACTCATCGTTGCGCCACGGGCCCAGGATCTTGCCCATGATGACGGACTTCGGCTCTGATAGGAGCTTGTCACCGATGCCCTTGTCCACAGCCTTCTCGAGGATGCCCAGCAGTTCGGGCAGGGCCCATCCCCACTTGTGGCTCTCGGTGTCCTTGACGCCGATTTCCATCTCGATCTCGGGCTCGACCGTGAAGTCGAAGCCGAACTGCTGTTTGTAAGCCTTGGTGATCCCGTACGTCATGTCGTACTGGAGCATGTGGAGGAAGGGCAGCACCATCTCGTAGGGCACGGTGAAGTACGAGGCATCGTGGACGATGCGGTTGAAGCGGATGCCGAACTTGGCCTTCAGGTCGTAGTCCATGATGGCCTTGATTCGCTTGAGGTTCAAGTAGTAGCTCCTCATGACCAGACGGCTGGCCTTGACCGCGATCTCCGAGGCGAAGCCCTGGATAGGCGCGTTCATGCCGCGGCGGACCTGACGGTTGACGATCTGCTTGTCCTTGGTCATGGTGGCGTACAGGTGCCGGATGCGACCGATAGGGCTGTAGACGTACTGCTCGTCCTCGGCCAGCTTCTTCATCTTGTCGATCCAGCGCTTGCCAGCTTTAAACGAGGCAAACATCTTGTCGATAATGCCAGTCGCGTAGGCAGTACGATCGGCCTCGATCAGCTTCTTGTACTGGATCTCGAGCTTGGCCAGGGCCAGCTTATCTCCCGCCTTGTAGGCGACACCCATCTTTTCCTTAAGGACATTGAGTTCAGCTTCCTTGGTATCGTGGCCCAATGTTTCGGCGCTCTTACCGTACAACGTGCCAAAGACAACCTTCTTGATGGCCTCACGCAAAGGATCACTCTTCTCAACCCACTTACCAAAGAAGACAAAGACATTTCTGATATGGCTATCGCCTTCTTTCTTCAATCGGTCTATAAGTTTCCAGGTTGCCTGTACGCGCTTTGGGAGCTTACCAAATTCGGCATCGGTCTTGGGACGTTCACCGAGCGGCCTTGAAGGGTGAAGCTTTATGAACTGCTGTCGTAGCTGCTGTCCTATTCGGAAAGTCTCCGCCAGTGCCATGTCGCCGCTGACAATCGACCAGCCACGCACTTCGTGGGCGTTGTAGTCGAACCGGATCAGCAGGTGCCCGTCCGGCGCGATGAACATTTCCTTGATGATCTTGCTGAGCTTGCCGCGGGCCGGGATGTTCTGCAGATTGGGACTACGCGAGGCAAGGCGACCCGTGTCCACCGGGAAGAACACGACGTCCGACCTCAGGTGATCATCGTACGTGCCATCGACCGTGCGGCTGATGACCTTGTACCAGCCCTTGACATAGGTCGAGAGGAGCTTGGTAGCCTGCTGGTACTCGCCGAACTTGGCGACCAGGAAGTTGCGGTCCTTGTACGTTTCGATGAACGCCTTGTTGATGGACGGGGCTCCGGTGTCGGTGGTGTCCACCGCCTCCAGGCCCATGATCGTGAGGAATAGCTTGATCTTGTGGGCAGCCTTGTTGAAGCTGAACATCCATTGCTTGCTCCCCTTCTTGGCGTTGGCGGCCGCACCGGCGCCGAAGGTGGAGAACAGATCCTTGGCTTTGAAGCCGGACTCGGCGAGCAGTTGCTTGTTCGCCTCTTGTACCTCGGGGAAGGCTTTGAACTCGGTGTTCAGCTCCTTGATGGCTTTGGCGAGGACCGAGTCAGGCTGCATGAGCGACCGCAGGTATCGCTTGTTGACCAGCGAGCCGGCCTCCTTCAGGTGACTGAGCTGATGGACCGTGTCGCTCATCTGGTGCATCATGTGCGCCTTGAAGAACGGCGTGTAGCTCTTGCCCATGATGTGCTGGAAGCGCGAGCGGGCAAGCTGGCTGGCCTTGATACCGATGAGGCCGACCACGTCCATCGACGCGTACTTGAGGAACCCCTTGTCGCCAGGGTCGACCGAGCCAACGGTCTCGCGATCCTTCTTGGAAAAGGTGAGGTCGCCTCGGATGTAGAAGTCGTTGCCGTACTGGAGCAGCACGCCGGCCAGTCCATTTGGGCTGATGCCACCTTCCTTGACCCCGATGCCGGTGAGGGACGAGGCATTCTCATCCAGCAAGTGCTCGCCTGCCATGCACTCCCAGACCGGCATGTAGATGATGGGCAGCCGCAGGTTCTTGCGGATGAGGCGCAGGTCGAAGATGCCGTTGAAGGTGATAAGGAGCTGCTTGGCCTTCGGGTTGCCGAAGCGGCGGCGCAGCTCGCGCTTGATGATCAGCCGTTCCTCGGGCGTGAATGGGTTCTTTTCATGCGGGTGATCGATCGGCAGCACGTACCCGACATCGGGCGTGTGGTCGAACGCCATCTGCATGGTGTAGACCGGATTCTTGTTGACGGCCAGGCTCTTCGCCTCGGTGTCCAAGGCCACCTCACTGGCGCGATCAAAGCCCGCCATCATCTCGCGAAAGCGGGCCATCGTGTTGACGTACCGAGGCTTGGGCTCCAACGTGGCCAGCGAATGTGGAGTCTCACCAGTGAGCAGGGCTGCGAAGTGGCGGCACCAGAAGCCAAGGAGGTTGGCGTACTGACCCTGCTTCTCCAGCAGGTGGCTAAAGTCAACCGTCGAGGTGACGGTTCGGCCGTCGATCTTGTGGACCCAGCCGTTCTTCAGCTGGGCGAAGGGCATCGGGTACAGGACGTTGAGATTGCCGCTGAACAGGATGTGGGTCGGGTTCAGCTTCTTGATGATGGCGAGGGTACGGGCCCGGAACTCCGACTCGGCCTCGGCTTTCGGGGTACCCTTCAGGTGCAAGTGGCGGAAGCTTTGGTGGTTGACAACGCACAGGCCGTTCTCACGGAGGTCCTTGTCGCCTAGGTGCTGGTTGGCGATGCGTCGGGCGTACTTGTAGCTCTCGACGAAGGCCGTCCGGACTCCTTGGTCACCAAGGATTTTTCCAGCCTTGATGTCGCGCCCGTCTACCGACTGCAGAATGACGAGGACCCGGCGCTTCTGGTTGGCCCAATCGTTGTCGATCGGGAACGTCAGCTTCCAGCTGCGCTGGTTGCCGTCGTCGTAGGTGATGGTCTTGTTGAGCATGAGTATCCTGGTGGTGCCTAGGGCTTGGCCTCTATTTACCGTCCGCCTCCTTGAGGTCCTTCCTCAGACGGAGCATGAAGCGGCCCACCTGCTCCTCGGTCGGGTGACCCTTGAGACCGACGTGGGCGCACCATTGCTGAAGCGTCATCTCCTCAGCAGTATGGACGCAGGCGTGGGTCTCGCGGTGCTGCCACATGCAGCGGCCGGGCTTGAGAGGGCAGACCGGGACCACGATGTCTGCCTTCACGGCAATGCACCAGGTCATGATTGTTGCTCCTTACACAAGTCAATCAGGTGAGCTAGGGTCCGGTAGTCCAACATCTGCTTGGCACGGACCTCGGCCCAGGTCAGTTGGGGTGGACTCAAGTCAACTTTGAGGGTTCCCAGCATAGCCGAGTGATCCTGGGCCGCGCGCTCAAGACTTCGCTGACGGGCCTCCTTCGAGGTTCGGCTCTCTGGCACCCACTCCAGCACTGAGTGGTCGATCTCAGTAACGTGCACGAGGGGCTTGACGTGCTTCATGCTGGGTCCTCGATTCTGGAGAGGGCCTGGGCCTCGGAGTCGATCATCTCAAGGGCAACCACGATCTTGCTCGCCGTCTGGGCGCTCTGGTGGGCAAAGAAGTCTTGCGCGCTCTGCCAGAGGCGGATCTGGGTCGTGATGGCTTCGAGCTTGGTCGGCTTGAGGTACCTGAACGGAACAGGGAAACCTTGGCTCGCCGTAGGATGGCGCGCCCAGAGTAGCTTCCCCTGCTGCAAGAGGGGCTTGTCCTCCATCTCTTTCAGGTCAGCCTCGTTGACGAGGACCGGGTGACCCAGCCCTGCACCTTCGGTCACCAGGTACATGGTGGTCTTTGGCTTGTCGAAGTCTTCGCTCATCGTACACCTCCTGCCTTGCCCGGCTCCTGCCTTGCCCGGCTCCTGGGTCGGACCGCGTCGCAGACCCGGCATCGCCATCATGGCCATTGCCGACTGCTGCGCCGCCTGTTTCACCAGCTGACGAGCGACCTGCTTCCAGAGCTGGGCCAAGTCCAGCAGGTAGCGGTCGTGCACCGTGTAGACGTGGAGGAAGCGGCCGGTCTTGGTGGTCTGCAGCTCGATCTGACCGAGGCGCTCGATCTTCATGACCCTGGCAAACCATTGACCGTCGACACGGCGGTGTCCGTAGGCGAGGCGGCGTGGCCACGAGTGGACGCCGGGACTGTAGTCACAGAGTCTGTACGGCACGTGTCTGGACAGTAGTTTGTTGGTCAGCAGGTCGTAGGTGAGATGAATCAGCGTGCCACCTGTGGTGATCAGGCTGTTGACTTTGAGCTTGGGCACGAGATGGGACTTAGCCATGAGGGGCTCCTTCGGGGTTGGGCGCGGGTGCGATGACAGGGGCCTTGGTCACGTCCACACCCTCGACGAACTTCCAGATATGGTCCGGACCCACCTCGTAGATGCCGGTCTCGACCCGGGTCTTCTTACGCTTCTCACGAAGCAGGTCGAGGCTAATGTCGGTGAAGAGGACGGTGCGAGCCCGCTTTTGCCCAGGCTTCCACTTTGGGCTGAGGCGGCAGAGCTTGTAGCTTATGAGGATGGGCACGTGAGGCCTCCGTGAGTTCCGGGATTGGTGCAGTGGTAGTTGTGGGCGGTCTCGACGTGATCGAGCATGTCGAGGCGGGCCCAGAACTCGCCGCTGTAGTTGGCCTTGAAGTCGAGCTTCATGGTCAGCAGGTTGTCAACACTGCGTGTGTGGACGCGGCCGTACTCGGTGACGCGATCGGTCGGGGTCCACGATGACTCGTGACGCTGCCACTCACGGATGTCGAAGTCTCGGACCACCAAGTCATCGGGCAGGGACTGGATGAAGGCCAGAAGCTGTTGCTTGTCCATCATTTGGCAACTCCTTGAAGAAGACGTTTGCGGAGGGCCGTCGCCTTGTCCTTCAGCTCTTGTGGCTTGGACTGGGCGGCCATCCAGTTTTCGAAGAACTCGTCGGTGCTAACCTCGACAGCCGAGCCCTGACTCAGCTCCTCTACCTGGGCCAGCGCTGCTTCGGCCTCAGATTTGACGGCCAGCGTCTTGACCACGGTCAGATGTTGGTAGTCGCTGGCATTGATCTTGCCTCTGATGATCAGCTTCACCAGATCCTGAGGGGAAGCTGGGATCAACTTCAGGTCAGCCTTCGACTCGACGGTGATGGTATGAAGGCGGTACGTCGGGCGTATGGGAACCATCTCCACGTTCCAGCCGTCGTCGTTGGTGATGTGGGCAAAGAACTTGTCCCCCGACTCGCCGAAGTTGGTCTGGTACGTGGTGCCGGGGTAGAAGCTGTTCCTGATCCGCTGCATCGTGTGAATGTGGCCGATCACGCAGTGCGCCTTGGACGTCGACATGCCGTCCTTGTCGTTGAGACGACCGCTGTCAGTCTTCGAGCCGTGAACGTCGACGTGAGCGAAGTTGAGACGCCCCTTGTGGAAGTTCTGGTGAGGCCAGGGCAGGAAGCGGACCGGATGGCCCCCGATCTCAACGTCGGTCACCTCGGTGTAGAGCACGACGTTCGGCCGCTTCCATAACTCGAGCACCTGGAGGCTGTGACCGGCTTCGGGGTTCGTGTCGAACAGGTCGTGGTTGCCCGGGTAGATGTGGAACCGGAACAGCGACTTGCTGTCGTACCGTGTGCTGATGATGCGGTCCAGCGCGAGCTGCGCCTGATAGCTCATGCGAGGATTCTCGCACAGATCGCCGAGCAGCACGATGTCACGGACGCCATGTTTGCGCGCGTACCTAAGCGGCTGGTCGATCACCAGATCGGCGACCATCGCGTCCGGTTCTTCGAGGTAAGCACTGAGGCCGCCCTTGCCGACGGAATCCGTCAAGTGGAGATCGCCGATTGAAACGATCATGTCAGTGGACGCTCGATGCCGAGTGTTCCTGTGCCAGACGGGCCATCACCTGCTCGACGCCATCGGTCGGGTCGACGTAGGTCTCCGAGCCGAACACGTCCATGTTCGTGGTCATAGTGAGACGGGTCTTGTCGGCGTGCGAACCGCTGAGGTCATCACGCATGAAGATGTCGCCCATGAAGATGTGGCGGAAGATGGGGTGGCGCACACCGTCGACGGCCGAGTAGTAGGTGATAGAGACCGAGACCGCGGGCTGCTCTTTCCGACGATAGACATGGTGCATCACCTCTTGGAAGGCGGCGCCGGTCATCGCGTGGGTCAGCTGGAGTTCGCGGTACGGCTCGAGGCTGGCGTCCACGCCTTCGTCTCCCACTTCACCGCTGTCCTCCTCGTCAGCGTCTTCTTCCTCGGCCTCCGAGTCGGGATGATCGAGGCCCAGGCTAAGGGCGTCTTCCTCGTCTTCACCGAAGTCGTACTCGGTCTCCTCGTCGTCCTCGAACGGATTCGGCGCCAGGACGTAGGCCCAGTCGGAGACCAGGGAGCCCAGCTCCTTGAGCTCACGGGTCGGCACACCGTTGCCATCGACGACGAAGAGCTGGATGTCGAAGTCGTTGGCGTTGAGGATCGTGTTGTTGGCGGCCATGATTGCGGGATCGGACATGTGAAACCTTGGGTTGTTGGTGGACTAGCTGTCCACTATTTACGGTTCGGGCCGCGGTCGGCGGCGGGCCCGGTGCGCGGCGCAATCGTACTAGTCCCAAGTTGGAAACCTACATGTCGTGCAGCTCTCACGACCTGTCGTAGACAGTGACCTGAAGACCGGCCCTCAAATACCAGTGATGTAGTACGAGGGTAAGACCTAGTACGAGGGCTGTCTTCCGTGTCACGACAGGCTGGACTCGCTCCGCTCATCCAGCCGCCAGGCTACGCTGGCGCCCCTGTGTCATCTGTCATTCGGGGTCGGGTGTCGCTGACGCTCCACCCGACGACACTTGGCGCTTCGCGCCTCGTGCCAAACATACATCCTACATGAGGGTCTTATATAAAGGGTGATGATGGATGTATGTTTGGGGTTCGGGGTCGTATAAAACCCCCTGGAAGGATGTACTTTGTCATCATCGTGTACAGCCCAAACCTACATCACAAAACATACATCCATGATCGGCTTATAGATTCAACCGCCCATCATGACAAACCTTAAAGACAGGGCAACGAGTGGAGACCACCATCATGGAAGAAATCAAGAAGAGGAAGTTCTACTACATCGACGCAATGCCCGGCGCGGGGAAGACCGAGTACTTCGTGTCGCGTGCGGTCAAGCTACTGATGACCGACGACCCAAGGATCATCCTCGTCTACGTCGCTCCGACCGTGGCCCTGATCCGTGAGGCCTACGCCCGCGTGTTGGTCAGGCTTGAAGATGAGTTGGATCTCAAGCCAAAGGCATGGGCGCGGGCCAAGGCCAGGGCCATCGCCAACACGTTCGTCGTCGCGAACCCAAACTCGGTGGAGCGGGTGTTCAAGCCAAAGAAGGATGAGACTCGCCATCTCCAGTACCAGGTCATCTCTGACCCACCATCCTTCGCACTGAACTACCTGTTCGGCATCACCAGCCGCGACGACTACAGGTCCAGGAAGTACACGCGAGGCTTTTTCCACAGCCTGGAGGGCCCGGTCCCGTTCGGCTCTCTCATCATGACGACCCACGAGTCCTTCGTCCGGGTCCGCAGGTTCGACGAGGCTGACTCAAGCTTCGACCTACTCAAGAAGATGGAGATCATCTTCGACGAGGCGCGCAAGTGCGTCCTGTCATCGAAGCGCATGGTGCTGAAGAACTCGTACATGCGGTTGCTGTTGCTGGATCTCATGGACATAGAGGTTGTGAAGGCCAAGTCGACGCCGCTGCTCAAGGGATTGACCATGTCACAATGGACCCTCGGCCAGGTGGCCACTCTCAAGAGCGCCGACGAGTTCAAGCAGCGCTTCCAGGTGCCGTCGCTCACTCTGCTGCCTGCCCAGGTCAGGGACATCCGAAGCCAGTTCGAGAAGGCTGCGGCCTCCGAAGGCCGGGGTGCAATGTTCCTGCTGTCAAACTTCAACCCGGAGGACATGATCGACCGCGCCGAGCGGAACGTGCTCCTGTACCTGGTCCAGAAGCCGACGAGCCTGTTCGATGGCTACGGTCGTGTGATCCTGACCTCGGCGTTCTTCCGAGACAGTCAGATGTTCCACTTCTTGAGGGAGGACGGACACGTCTTCATTGACTTGCAGAAGCACTCCAAGTCGAAGGACACACCATCTATCAAGTCGATCTCCGAACGGGATGCGCGCTTGCGGGCTGCGGCATCGAAACGCCTGGTCGTGGCACCACTCCTCAAGCCCCCGACCAACATGGACGGCGAGGCGACTCAGCGCAACCTGACCCGAGCACTTCTGGACTTCGGCATGGTGATCCCGACCAAGCTCGCTGCCCAGATCCAAGGCAAGCTGAGCCCACAGATGCCCATAGGTGAAGTCTTGTCTCGGTTGGCCGCGGACAAGCATGTGATGCCCGCTCATCCAGAGCTGGAGGCCGAGCTCAAGAAGTTCACGGTGCCACCTCTGTGGGTGCTAATCTGGCAGGCAGCCAAGATCTTCGTGGGTTGGTCCAAGGGGCAGCCGAACATGGGGTATCACCCTCTGTCACTGCTGACTCTGAACGCTCCACGCAAGGGCGAGGAGACCCACGGTCGAACCTGGGCGCCGAACGGCATCCACTACCTGGGCATCATCTACCGGATCGTGGCCTACGGACACTTCGTCTCAAAGCACGGGCGGAACCACGACTACTCAGGCTCCGACGCCGAGGACGCCGAGACCCTGCAGGAGGCGGACCGCATGGGTGACGTCTGGCCACAGCGATTGAGCAACATCCTGTTCAGTGGTCGGCCTGAGGTGGTGTTCACCGTGCCTCGGACTCCGCAGCTTCACGGCATCAACAAGTACAGCAATCGACGCGGGTTCACTCACCTCGCAGCGCTGAACCCGGACCCTGGTCTCATCCGTGTGTACGCTGGCCTGATCCCGAAGTACGACGTGGACCAAGACCACTCGATCGAGAACCTGGTCCAGACCCTGTACCGAACCAACCTGCGTGATCCCGATGGTGTGGGCCCCGTCCTCATGATCGTTCCGTACATGACGGGTGCCCACCTCCTGGCCAAGAAGATCAAGTGCGAGCCGTTCAAGGTCTGGTGCGTGCCGACCCTGACCCCTCTGCGTCACAGCAAGACGGTGGACCCTGAGGACGAGGCACGCCGCATCGCCGCGGTCAAGAAGGCCACACGCAAGTATATCCCAGACCAGTCCAAGGAAATCCGCTCCGTCCTCAACCTGATCGTGCAGGCGAAACGTCGCCTCGTGGTCAATCCCGACTCCGCCCGCATCGTGGCCACGGTCAAGAAACACGAGACGACCCTGGCCAAGCTACGGGCCAGCGCCTCGATCACGAAACAGTAAATATGCCTAAGCAACCTACCCGTCCCTCGCGGGACAGTGTTTTCCAACTACTCCTTGATCTTCAAGAATCTGGAGGAAACCTAGAGACCGAGCACGACTACATGGAGATGGCGCCCTCGTACGACATGGACCCCCTGATCAACCGGATCCTTAGTGCGGCCTGCTATGTCTTCGGTCCTTATGACACAGGAACCGAAGAGAGACGTGACCAGGAGAAGTTTTTGGCTGATCTCGTCAAGACGCATCGTCGCAGCGGCGTCAACAGGATTATCCTCAAGCATTGCCCGAGCCTTTATGAAGACGAGGAAGACTGACCGTGCAATCCATCCTGTTCAACGTCGATAGGCACGCGATGCGACATGTTGTGCCTGGCCCTGTCTTCCGACAAGGGGTCTTCAAGTGGCGTCCCTCCGACAAGGATGGAGACGACGCGGCGATCCAGCTCCAGGGTCTGGCCGACTGGCGCTCCAACCCGCACGGGCCTGTCCGCTTCATGGTCACTGCGTGGGATCAGTTCCACGCCGACTACGTGGCGGCTTGGCTCGTGAATCAGCACATCGATCATGGTCCTCATCACGAGGTGCTGTGGCTGTCGATGTGGGATGACAAGCCCGACCGCTACACCGGCGCCGTCCCAGGCCCGGTTCCACGCGCGAAGCGCGAGATCGAGCCCACGCTCGTGGTCGCCACCGGCATCGGCGTCAAGGCCAGCCGCGTGCAGAAAGACAAGGTCCGCGATCTACACGAGCGGTATCCCACCGTGCCCCTCATCGTCGCTGGCTTCGGCCTAGCGTACTCGCCTCGCAAGCTGGCCGCCGATCTGCTGCTGCCACTGCATCGCATGCTCTACATTCTTCCCTTGAGGTCCCATGAGTCCGCAACCCAAACCGAGGTCGCTCCTACGTGAACCGAGCACACTCCTCCGTCTGCTGACGGAGGCGTGGGTCGCGCACGACATGCCAACGATCCAACACGTGATGGACGTGCTGGCTCACGAGTCGAAGGGCCCAGGCTTCGTCACGCGCAAGCCCCATCGCATGGCGGCCCAGCTCGATGCCCTGATGGAAGACCGGCTCGTCAAGGAGCACACTGACCTGAAGCAGAGCCGAGCCGACGCCGAGTACGGTGCCGTCACCGAGGACAGCGGTTGGACCTCCAAGATCGCACCTCCTGGCCTGATCCAACGCCTGGTCGCCAAGACACTAGACGGTGACCTTCCTGAACGCGACCCGACGCTTGACGAATTGCTGGCGGGCCAAGGTCGCAAAGTCGTGAAGAGCCCGCCGCCGATCGTGATGACGCAGGGCCAATCTGATGCGTGGGACAAGCTGATCGTCTGGCTCAAGGACGACTACCCGTTCTTCGTGCTAAAAGGCTTTGCCGGCACCGGCAAGAGCTTCCTCATGAAGAAGCTGCACGAGCTGACGGCGTACAACCTCTACTTCACGGCTCCGACGAACAAGGCGACGAAGGTTCTGTCCGACTTCATCGGCGAGCAGTGCCGTACCACCTACAGCCTGCTTGGCCTCCGCATGGTCGAGGAAGACGACAAGCAGGTGCTGTCGAAGAGCGGACGCACACCGCAGCTTGGCCCGAAGCCGATCATCGTGATCGACGAGGCAGGCATGATCCCCCGTTTCATGGCCGACCTGCTCAAGGATCTGGCCGACAACCACGGTTGGCGTGTGATCTTCGTGGGCGATCCTGCGCAGCTCAATCCTGTGAAGGAGAGCCGCTCCGTCGTCTGGTCATTCGCCGAGCGTCACTACCGCGCCCTCCTCACTGAGGTGAAGCGGTTCGACAACCAGCTCTTGGCTCTCTCGATCAAGATCCGCAGTCGCCTCAAGCTCAAGAAGTACGGCACGTCCCCCATCAAGGATGACAACGATGGGAAGGAAGGCGTGTTCGTCATGCCGCGCCGACAGATGATGGATATGATGAAGGGTTTGACCATCGACGACTGGAAGACCACGAAGGTCGGATGCTGGCGGAACAAGACGGTCAAGCAGTACAACGACTGGATCCGCAAGAACCTGGGGCTCGAAGGTGAGTACGCGCCTGGGGACCTGATCATGATGGCGGCTCCCATCACGGACAGCGAGAAGCGCGTCATCGCTTTCACCGACGAGGAGTTCCAGATCCGCTCGATCGAGGACCGCACGTTCGAGATCGAGGAAGGTCCCATCGAGGCGCGTGCCATCACGCTGTACGATAGCAAGATCGTGCTCTACGTGCCGAAGGACCAGTCGCACCTGAACGAGATCCTCAGCCGCCGTGCCAATAGGGCTTCCAAGTGCGAGTCGCACGAGCGGAAGCTGCTGTGGCAGCGCTTCTGGAACCTGAAGAATCAGTTCCATCAGATCCGACACGGATTTTGTTTGACTTCGCACCGTCTCCAGGGATCCACCCTGGAACGCATCTTCGTCGACCAGAGCGACGTGCTTGCCAACCCAGACGAGCGCGAAGCGTATCGTGCGCTCTACGTCCTCACCACGAGGCCGACCAAGGCCCTCTACACCTTCTGAGACCCCATCATGCTCCTGCTCATGGTCAACGAATGGCGCGGTCCCGGCAACGCCATGATGAACCGCGGTGAGACCTTCCCGGTGACGAACACGCTCCTCTCCTTCTCGTATCTGAACGAGAAGCGATTGGATCTGGCTCTCGGCTTTCTACACGCCCATCAACGAGCCTATAACCTTCACTACCCCCTGGCTATCGAATTCACGCTGCTCGCCGTCAGCACAGTCCAAGACCTGAGCGCTGAGATCCAAGAGTCGATGCGGATCGAACGCATCGAGAATCTTGTCATCACCCAGGATGGCTTCAAATGAACGACTCCGCAGCAAGACCCGTCATCCTCCAGTTCGAGGGCCAGTACGAATTCCTGTCCAACTTCTTCATGCGACCCATGATGTACCGCGCTCTGCGTTGGCCCAGCAGTGAGCATGCGTATCAGGCCATGAAGACGAGCGTGTTGCGTGAGCAAGAACGCATCCGTCTCGAGGCACCACACGCGCGTGATGCGAAGCGCATGGGTAATCGTGTGACGCTCCGTCCTGGCTGGGATCAGCGGAAACTTCATTTCATGAAAGCTATCATTGACCACAAATTCGTACTCAAGTCTCCGCTCGCACAAGCGCTTGTCGATACCGACAACGCGATCCTGATCGAGGGCAACCGACACGACGACCGATTCTGGGGTCAGGTCGATGGTGAAGGCGAAAACAATCTTGGCATCATCCTCATGAATCGGCGTCAAGCGCTTCTTGATCTCGGAGCGAAAAGTGTAAATAAGTAGTGACCCCAACGTCAACCCACAACCCAGGAATACTGAACATGACCACTGAATCGACTCAAGATCAAACCGCCGAACAAGCTCAGCAACAGGCAGCTCAACAAGCGCGGCCTGCGGCGCAGGCCGCGTTCCTCGCGAAGTATCCCCTGGCGCTGGCCTCGTGGTTCGAGCCCGGCAAGGGTCTCACTCTCGGCCTGAGCCCGCGTGGCGCTCAGGGACCCGATTCCATGATCGCGAAGATCGTGTACGAAGACCTGGCCATCGTGGAACACGACCTCGACGCCTGTCTCAAGCATGTTCGCGCCTCCCTCCAATCTGTCATCTACAGCAACGCATTCGGTGCCGGCCGCGCATCCGTGGCTCAGGAGCAGGCGGAAGCCCAGAATTCGCAGCCCGACGACGAGATCGAGGCTGCACTGAAGGATGCTCTAGCCGACGCCGCCACCGAAGTCAAGGTGGCTGACTCGTACGACCATCCGGACGACGAGATCATCGATCTGAGCAAGTCCTCAGTGGAGGATCCGGAGATCGATCAATGAGGGTCATCTACACCGACCCGAACGGCGTCACAATCTTCGCAGCTGACAACGAGACCAGTGGGCCTCCAGGCAATCGCTACCTGGTATGTGGAGTGCAGTCTCAGGATCCACACGATCCTGGTATCAAGCGCGACCTCATTGCCAGGATCCTGTTCCAGAACGGCGCCATCACTCCCGAGAAGCCGCCCAACGGCGTGACCATCGAGCACCTGCTCGCCGTCTGCATCGACCGGACCCGTGTCAAGAACATCATCGTTCCTAGCGACGCCAACGCGAAGGCCATCACCCTGATGGACCAGGCGCTTCAGGCTCTCGAAGCCAGGTCCGCAGATCGTGTGGCGCGCGGCATCGTCGGCACGACCCAGACCTAGAACAAGACGGCCGCCGCTTCATCAGCGAGCGGCCGCGTCCGAGAAGGCAACGCGCCTTCCAACAAAACACTGCACCGTATCGGCAACTGCACTCCTCCAGCTCCCTACACATCTAGGAGCATTCACCAGGAACACCATCATCATGGCTCAGAACGACAACACACTCACCATCGCCCAGCTCGAGCGCGGCACCATCACCGACCCGATCTGGGCCCTGAATGGCAGCGCCAGTTCCAAGGTCCGCGCCCAGGGCGAGGTCCACGTCGGCATCCCCAAGCAGAACGGCACAAAGACCGACGACCTGCACCTGCCGCAATCGTGGCTTCCGGTCTGCCTGACCGAGCAGGTCCCGCGTCGTCAACTCCTCGAAGCGTCCGAGTTCCGCAACGCGGTGGCCAGCGGCCTGATCATCCCAATCACCGAGGACTACGCCCTGGCCCTCCTGTCCCAGGAAGGCGCCCAGGAGGAGAAGGACCGCCTCAACGAGCGCGAACAACAGATCAAGGACGCGACTGCCGCCCGCACTATCCAGGGTTCTGGCGCCGACGTGATCACCGTCGAAGAGCTGACCAACATCAACGCCGGTGCTTCTGTGGCCGGGGCCGAGGACGACAAGCCGAACGCGCTGTCATCTGGCTTCACCATGTTCGTGGCCAGCATCAAGGACAAGGCGCCGATCGAGGCCCTGAACCGCATCCGCAGCCGCGGTCAGTACACGAAGCCCGAGATCAAGTACATGCTGAAGGAACTCCAGCACAACGAGAAGGTCGTCGCCTTCCTCAAGCCGCACGCCAACTGACCGGGCCTGGGCTGACCTCCGTTTGCATGACGATGCGGAGCGTCTGCACAGGATCAAACCGTGATCCAACCAGGACCCATGAGGGGTAACTGGTATAGGGGTAAACCCGCTGTTTTGTGCTGCATTTTGAGGCAAAAACAGCGGGTTTGCCCTCTTTTTGGTCCTGTTTTTACCTCCCGGCAGGACTTTTTGGTCCCTTTTGGGGGTAAAATGGGGGTGCGGGGAGGCAGGCACGAGCCTGGACGCAAAACCCCCATTGCCCAACCAACCAAGGAACCACCATGCAAACGCTGACACAGGCCCAAGTCTTCGCAGCATCGTTGATCAGCCTCGCCGCCAGAGCGCTGTCCAAGCTGCCGACCAAGTTTCTGCGAACCGTCAAGTTCAAGGACGGCCGCATCACGAAGGTCCGCTTTGTGCAAGACCACAAGGGCGTCATCACGGTCAAGACCCGCGGTCTGCCACCGATCGTCATCGCGCCGCGCCCGGCCAGCCCCGACGGCACGGCTCGCTTCGCCGCCAAGGTTGGCACCTTCCGCTTCTTCGGTCTGGATGCGCGCTCGGTCTACCGCCAGGCCGTTGCCTGCGCTTGGAACTAAGGAGTCGATCATGAAGCTGCAACCTAAACCCTGGAACGTCGGCCCGAAGGCTGGCACCCGCACCTACCGTCAGATGGAGAAGGCTTACGGGCTCACGAACTCGCGTATCGACATCAAGCGCCGCATCGGCAAGAAGGTGCAGAAGGCCGTGATGCGCGGCGAGGAGGACTTTCAAGGACGGCGTCAACGCGCCGTCGCCCGCGAGCTCTTCCTGTGGATGGCGCGGGAAGCCGAAGACAAGATCTATGGAGGGCCTTGAATCATGTCCAAGTACAAGAAGGCCGATCGCGAGCCGACCAAGGTCAGCCTCGTCCTCCAGGCCCTCGTCGCCGCCGACGACTTCATCACTGCAGGGCAGCTGATCACGCGTCTGGGTGGCAAGGTCAACGCCAACCAAGTCGGGGCCAGCCTCCACCATCTGAGGAACCGCCATGCGGTGGATTGCATGGCCAGCGACGGCAAGCTCTGGTGGTACTCGACCCCAGACCTCGATGATCGTTTGCGAATCGTTGAGGAGAAGGTGGTCGAGACCGAGCCCCGCCGCCGTCGTGGGACCGCCGTGGTCCCGATCGGTGCCAAGCGCACGAAGTACACCAAGCCGCGGACCAGCTCCCTCGCCGCCGAACTGCGCGAGGCCAACGAAATCGCGGATCGCATCCGCAACAAAGGAGCCCAGTGATGGCCAAGTACGCGACGTCTCACATCGAACCCAAGCATGTCCTCTGGTTCGTGACCGGGGCAGTGATCGAGCACTGCAACCGACTCGGTGTCAGCCCCCGTCCAATGGATCGGACTGCATACGAGGGCTATATCAACGAGACCCTCGACGTGGTCTGGGGTTACTTGCGAGGATCCAGGACGCTGGATGGCCGATGCAGCGACATGCAGTGCGATCTGGCCATGGAAGCCCGCAAGCTGTTCAAGCCGACCCACGACATCTGACCCCTCTGTCCCGTTCCACAACTTGTGTCCCGTTCTACCAGTCAACCAACCAACGAGTCAACCATGAACAGTATCCAAACCGCCCTCGCCACCACGACCAGGAAGCTTCACTTCCAGTCGGCGACCAACAGCTATCGCTACTGGTTCCAGCCGGCGCACGGCATCAAGCACAGCGTCCTCAAGATTCAGGCACGAGCCAAGGATATGGCGGCCTTCCGTGCTTCGAGGGCCGGCGCCGCTGCCGAGCGCCAGGCCGACGTCCTGCACATCGGTGGTGGATGGTACGAGGTCACGTCACGGGATCTCCAACTGTGGACCACCCGCTTCGGGTCCCAGACCGATGGTACGCTGATCTGGCTCAAGCAATGGAACCTCCGCCACTTGGCTGGCACCAACGCGAACCCGGGCCTCGACGTCGTGATCAAGCACGTCCGTCGCATCCAAGGCGTGGACCAGCGCAATCCGGCTGCCCCGGCCCCGGTCTGGACCTCTACCCCCGAGGAGATCCGCAACATGGAGCGCCTCAACTCGAAGATCCAGGCTCTGGCCTCGAAGTTCGGCCGCGCCTGAGCCGTCCCGTCCCAATCAACCAACGAAAGAACCAACATGAAGAAACCCATCAGCCTTGCCATCGGTACCGAGGTGGCGCTCACGAATCGTGCGTCCCCAACTTGGGCATCGTGGATCGACAACGGTGACGCCCTGATCGTGACCGGCGTCAGCACCGGCACCGGCTGCCTCGAGTACAGCGTCAACGGCTGTTCCTGGTTCAACCACAGTCACTTGAAGTGGATCGCCGACCCGACCACGAGGGTGGTGAACTACGCCCTCAGGATCCGCGAGGATGACGATGACTCCGAGCTCGAGGAGGAGGACGATGGCCAAGGCGGCTACATCACCGTCCCCAGTCCCAAGAGGCTGGTGATCAAGCGCCACAAAGATGCGGTCAAGGCGATGAAGGGCCTCAAGCTCAAGCGTCGCGACGAAGGAGACTTCGAATGACGAAGATCTACAGAGGTGGCTTCGGCCATGCACTCGACGGCGAGAACGCGACGCGTGACGCGGCCTTGAAGCCGAAGCGCCAGTACATCCAGACCGGCAAGTTCTACTACTTGGCGTCGCCCGACGACAAGCTGGTCTGGCTCCGTGGCAGCGGCAATAGCGAGCACGACGTGGACCTGGTCGTCCCCATCGATCAGCTGTTCGAGGCCGGCTTCTTCACCCGCCTGCCAGATGCCAAGGCCCACCTGCAGATGCTCGCCAAGTACGAGCGCTCGGACTTCGGCAAAGGCCGTGAGGCCAAAGCCTTGTACGACTTCATCCAGACCGCAGTCGTCCGCGCGCTGGTTTTCAAGACCCGGGCGATTCGCATCGCCACCCACCTCGAGAAAGGGGACTGACATGGTCGATCTCACCAACGCAGCGAAGCCTAAGTGCCTGACCATGGAGGGCTACGAGGAGCGCTATAATCACATTCAGCAGTTCGGCGCCAGGCCGGCGGGCAACCTCACCGCCATCAAGCTCGCGCTCCTGGACGATCTCCACATCGTGGACGTCGAGCCCATGATCAGCGCCGAGACCGCTGTCCAGCTCAAAGGCTTCCTAAATCAGAAGCTCGAGCTGGTCAAGAGTTGGAGCATCTGGTCCCGCCCTGGTCGCCACCCGCACGACTGAACTTCAGGAGACCCAACATGGGCAAGCGATTCACTTACAAGGCCGCGACAGCGACCCAGGAGTTGGAGCGGCTCCAGCGCCGGCTCCAGCGCGCTCGGTCCCTCGTCAACCGGCTGGAGGCCGACGAGCGGAACTTCAAGGGCTTCCTGGTAGACTTCTACACGCCGGGCAAGACCTGGGTCGAGTACCCGGACGGCCCGCCCCTCCAGGTCATGCTGTCGACCTTCGACCAGATGCACCTGAATCAGGAGAAGGCCAAAGCCATCATCGTCAAGGCCGGCAAGCAGGTTCCCTACCTCCGCTCTGTCGTCACGAAACTCAAGGTCACCAAGTCCAGGGAGTAGGCCCAACATGCAGAAACCGAGCACGGTCATTGCCGCCATCGAGGAGAGGGCAGGATTCGCCGCCTACAAGGCGCACAAGGCGGACCTCCCTAGCGATCTAGCGGCCGAGCTCAAGACCAGACCAAAGGCGGGGTCTGTGTGCAGGATCCGCCTCCAAGGCTTCAAGGGCATGTGGGAGCCCGGCCTCGTATGCGGCTACATGAACGCCGGCGGGGCGCTAAAGGCCCTCGTCGTCTACACCGAACGCCCTCGGGACGAGCTCTTCGACTACGAGCTGCTGGACGCCAAGATGGTGACCAAGGCCAAGCCCGAGAAGCCCAAACGTCAAGTCCTCAACCGTAAATTCATCTAGTACGATCAACCAATCAACCAAGGAATCAATATGAGTCGCGATATATCCACTGGCCCGATCCTCCTTTGTGTCAGTGTTGCCCTGATCATGGGTGCTGTGTGTAACATAACTAACATGGCACGTACACACGCCGCGTACAACGCGGCCGATCTAACGAGAGACACCGGTCTCTGTAAGATGGCGGGACTCAAGATCAAGCCGAGGACTGCTTACAACGCACGTACCAAAGAGACCCAGATCGTCGGGGCCGACTGCGTGGATTCGGACGGAAGCCTGCTTTCTGTGCAGGGCGTTTCCGAGTAAAGCCTCCAAACCAAGGAATCAACGTGAACAAAGACACCAAGGAAGCCGTCAGCATTATCGTGATGGGTTCCATCGTCCTCGCCATCATCGCCCTGATCGCCATCCTGGCCACAGGCGCCATGTCCCACCCGTCGTCGCCTTCGGCACCGATCCATTACTTTGACGCGCAGGACTACTACAACGCAGATCGCTGGTGCAAAGCCCACGGGTATACCACGATCCAGGACGTGGTTCACGGTGTGAGCGGTACGGCCCCGAGCACCGTGGTCGGTGCCTCGTGCCTCGATCCCAGCGACAAGACGGGAGCCCACATCCCTGCACCCTACACGGCCGCTGTGTCGTCACCGGCTTCTGGAGCACTCAAGTGAACATCCTCGACCAAATGAAGGCCAACTGGCAGAAGGCCAACGCCGCGTATCACAATGGCAAGGCCAGCGGCATGACCGACGCGCAGTTCGACAAGCTGGAGGCCGCAATCCGCAAGCTAGATCCGAAATGGGCACCACTCGCCCAGACCGGCGCCAAGGTCGTCGGCGGCAAGAAGCGCAAGGTCACGCTGGTCGAGCACATGCCAAGCCTCGACAAGTTCTACCCAGAGGGCGTGGCCAAGAAGCTGAAGGGTGGCCTGTCCCAACTCGAGATGGACAAGCTCGACGGCTCGGCCCTGCAGATCGTTATGGACAAGGGCGTCCCGGTCCAGGTTGCGACGCGTGGCAACGGCATCGTGGGCCAGGACATCAGCTTCCTGATCCCGCAGCTCCGGATCCCCAAGTCCATCAAGTACAAGGGCCACGTCGTGCTCCGCTGCGAGGCGGTCATGAAGGAGGCAATTTTCCAGGCCAAGTACGCCCCCAAGTACGACAACAGCCGCAATCTCGTGGCCGGTGTCCTGAATCGCAAGAGCGACGGCACGGTGGACCCGATCCTCAAGCACGTGGACATCGTGGTCCTCGGCGTCTACGGCATCGGCATGAAGGCCGGTCTGGCCCAGGCTGACGGCTGGGGCTTCGACACGGTCTTCCGCCGCGTCCAGCCCTCAGCCAACCTCACTGCCGCCAAGATGGAGGCCCGCCTCGCTGCCCGCAAGAAGGAAAGCAACTACGAGATGGACGGCCTGGTCTACTGCCGGACCGACTGGTACTTGAACTACCCGACCAACGACAAGCCCAAGGACATCTGGGCCTTCAAGGTCAACACCGGGGACGATACCCACGAGGCCAAGGTGCTGGACGTGATCTACCAGATCTCGGGCCACGGACGCATCAACCCCAAGATCAAGCTGGAGCCCACACGCATGGGCGGCGTCACGGTCCAGCACGCCACGGTTCACAACGCCGAGTGGATGACCAGCCGCAAGATCGGGGTCGGTGCCGTGGTCCAGGTCGTCCGTAGTGGTGGTGTCATCCCGAAGGTAGTCGGGGTCGTCAAGCCGGCCAAGACGGTGGCTCTGCCCTCCATCCCATACGTCGTGAAGGGCAAGTTCTTCTTCGTGGACAAGCGCAAGGGCGCGATCGTGGACGCTGCCACCGACGGCCGTATCACCACGCTGCAGATCGCCAAGTTCATGGACGTGATGGGTGTCGACCTGCTGGCCGGCAAGACTATCGAGAAGCTGCTGCCCAAGTTCTCCAGCGTCGACCGGTACCTCAAGGACTGGAAGGCCGGCACCCTGGCCGACAACCTGCACCGAGCCGGCCTCGGGCCGAAGGTGGCCCTCAACATCCACAAAGAGTTCGACAAGGTCTTCAAGGGTAAGACGATTCCCATGCGTCAACTCATGGTGGCGTCGTCCATCTTCAAGAGCGGCATGGGTGACCGGAAGCTGCAAATCCTCGAAGGGGCCGGGGTCTCTATGGGCAGCCTCATGAAGCTGCTGATCTTGAAGGGCCAGACCGAGGTCCAGCTCAAGGTCCACGACGTCAAGGGCTTCAGCGACAGGACAGCCCTGATGGTCGGCGCGGGCTGCTCACGCTTCAAGCCTCGTCTCGAGTTCTACACCACCGTCATGAAGGTCGACGGCCGGTTGCCCGGTGTTGACACGGTCGTCAAAGGTGACCTTACCGGCCAGTTCGTGTCGTTCACCAGCTATCGCAGCACCGAGCACGCCGACGCGGTGAAAGCCCGTGGCGCCAAGGTCATTGACTTGGGGGCCAAGACCACGATCCTGCTGTACAAGGATGGTGCCGTCAAGTTCAAGGACAAGATTGACAAGGCTGCAGCCCGCGGCGTTCGTACCACCACCTTCGAGGAACTCTGACCATGATGATTCCCAAGTTCGAGCACCGCTGTACTGATGGTGGCGCTATCCTCAGCATGGAAAGCGGGGTGAAGATCATCGTCACCGAATCTGTTGATCTGGTCCGGAAGCAGTTCGAAACCGCCGCTCTCGTTACCCGCGTCACCGTCTCCTAGGAGCAACTATGTACCAAGTCCCCAATCTTGAACTGCGCGACCCACGCGGTAGTCTGGTCCTCATCAACCCAACCCACATCACCAAGGTCGTACCTCGCACGGTGGACGACAGCACAGGCCCTGTCCGCTCCATCATCTACACGGTGGACGGCCAGCGTCAGGACGTAGCCGAGTCGGTCCGCGAAGTCAAAAGGATGTGGGACCAGCAATCCGCCGCCTGGGAAACTCACGCAGACTACGTCACGTGGCAGCACTCGCAGTCTACAAGGGAGGTAAGCGACTATGAAAGCGGTGATGACAGCGACTTCTCACTCCCATAAGTTCAAGCCCCTCGTCTGGTTCAATGCTACGATAGTCGACCCGTACATATGGCCCCTTCTCCAGAGGGGTTCAAAGGTGCTGATCGCCGAATCCATGGAAGGCCTGACCCTCGGTCCGACGTGGTGGGTCTTCGACGGCAAAACCGCTCGTCAGGTGACGAGGGAACTAGGTGGCAAGAACCTGGTCCGGGTCGCTACCATTGGTCGCCAGCACAAGGACCAGGATCTGTGCAATGAACGGTTCTTGCCATTCTGGCTCCAGCATCAGCGGATCCTGGCAGGACTTCCACCTCTGCCTGCGCACGGTGCCAAACGTCGTGCCCGGGACGCCAATGGCCGAGCAGGACCCGGCGCACCGGCCCCAGGCCCCAAAAAGGGCCCAAAAGCGTCTAAAAACGTGCAAAAAGCCTCACCCGGGGACCAAAAAGGACCAAAACAGTCCCCCGGGGGCCGGAATTCGGGTGTAAAATGGGGTTGTGGTGAAGGCAAGACCCTGGACGGGAAACGCTCCAGTACCGTTGCGCCAGCACCTAGCCCCGTTAAACCACGTACCCCAACTGCCCAGAAAGGCACCATCATGCAAAACCAATCCAACACCACGAAGACCGGCAAGGCCATCGTTCGCGCTCTCGTCAAGATCCAAGGCGAAGTCCAGACGATCCGCTTCGTCGCCGGCCCGAAGCGCGTCATCGTGACGGGCAAGGGTCTACCGAAGATCATCGTGAGCGGCAACTCCGACGAGGGCTTCACCGCGGTCTGCCGCCCGAATCCCAAGAAGCCGGCGCTCGCCGTCACGTCCGTGGCCAAGACGGCCGACCTCGCGTACTCGCGCAGCGTCAAGGCGAACTGGATCCACTGATCTCGCACGACGCTGGAAACACCATCAAGGCCCTTCGGGGCCTTGATCCGTTTGTGCCCCCGAATCTTCATCGTCCAAGGAGCGCCCATGGAACACACCCTCAACATGACCCCGGTCACCGAGCTGATCCTCTTCGTCCACACGCCGAAGGCCATCGCCAAAGCCGAGGCCTCGGCTGACCGCGTCCTGCTGGTTGCCGGCACGTACAAGGAAGGCCGGGTCACACGCTACGTGGCCTGGAAGTGCCGTCTTTCGGACGCCTTGTACGTGACGTCGCGTGGTGGCCGTCGCCTCACTGCCAAAACGTTGACCGCCAAGACGCTGATGTCAATGGCGATTCCTGATCCCGCAAAGGACGGCCTCAGTGCGCCGACCGCTGACTTCCAGAAGGACTCGTTCTACCGACTGGTCACCATCGAGGAGTTGAAGGCGCGAATGGCGGCCTACGGAAAGGTCAAGGTGGGGGCATGAGGTTCTACCCACGACGCGTCCCGAAGGACGGCCAAGGCGAGTGCGATCACATCTACTCTCCGGTCCTCGGGGCGGATCGGCAGCCGATCGGACAGCACTGTCCCCTGTGCAACCAGTTCAACTCACTGGAGGACGTGAAAGCGCTCTGGGCGGCTGCTGATGCCAAGAAGGCCCAGGAGGCGGCCTCCGCCTTCTCCAAGAAGGAGATCGACCACCTCTCCGTCGTCACACACTACATCCTCACACCTCTCCTCATCATCGTCGCCGTGATCCTCGTGCTCGAATACTACGGCATCCTCATCCTTCCCCACTAGGAAACACTCATGAAATCCCCTGCAGAGGTAGCAGCCGAACTGGTGCGTATGGCTCTGGCAGCGAAGGGCAATCGCTGGCGTATCAGTGAGAAGACTGTCAGTGTCCTGGCTGAAATAGGAGTGCACGAAGACAGCCTTCTGCACTTCTCCTGGCTCCATGTTTTGGCGTCTGAATTGGCCTACCACCGCTGGGCATTCGTGCCTCTGGTGCGCGGTGGTTTCGCCATGATCCGGATCGACACCCTGGAGGGCGCCCCGATCTTGCCCTCCTGAACCCCTTGCTCTTTTGTCCCAGTCACATCCCGTTTCAACCAGCCCAGAAAGGCTACATCATGTCCAAGTCCAACGCCCATCGCAAGTCCAAGAACGCCAAGACCGGGAAGGCCCGTGTCACCAAGATCGTGCTCCGTGGCAAGGCAGTCGAGGTGAAGGGGGCCAAGGTGCCGAAGTTCAAGTACGGCACGAGCCGCTCTGGCACCGGTCCCAAGAAGGCGATCCCTGCCGGCAAGGTCTTCCCGCTGCGCAAGTACACGGACGTCCTGACCATCGTCCGCCCCATGTACGTCAAGAGCGAGGACGCGGCATTCAACGTCAAATTCCGCCTTGCCACTGACGGCGAGACCATCAAGGTCAGCATCAAGGGCATTGATGACAAGGTCGTCATCGCCAAGACGGATCACCCCACGAAGCCGTGGCGCGTCACCGTCCCGTACAAGGGCACGAATCCCCTGGGCGACAGCTGGGACCCGACTTACCACAAGAGCCCGTTCGCGGCCTACAAGTCCGCCCTCGGCGACGTCTGGGACATCAGCCTCTGATCCCATCGTCCGGGCCTTCGGGCCCCTTCCTCACCATAGCCTAGAAAGGCCATCATGAGCCGCAAGACCAAGAAGCAAGTCGCCAAGAAGCACGCCAACGAGGGGACCCTCGTCATCACCAACCCCAAGACCACGAATCCTCACCAGCTCTTCGCCCTCGAGAAGCGACCGAAGCCCTTGACCGTGAAGCGCCTGGTCGACATCCCGTATGAGGGCGTGGTAACGCCCTTCAAGTTCAAGGTCAGTGCAGACGGCAAGACCATCAAGGTCAGCTACAAGGGCGGGGAGTCCAAGCTCGTGATCACCAACGATGGCAAGGGCTTCAAGAAGCCGTGGCGTCTGGACGTGGTTCAGTCCAAGGAAAGCGACTGCGACGACTACGACTCCGAGTTCTACAAGACGCCGTACCTCGCCTACCTGGGCGGTCTGGCCGACGTGTGGGACATCGTGGCCGAGCGCATCAACACTGCACCAGTCAACTGGAGCTGACATGACCAAAAACCCAGTGATACGCTGGAGTCCGGCAGAACGTGAGGCGGTCGGGGCCCAGATTCGTCAGCTGAGCGCCGTCGTCAAGGTCCGCCTCCGTGGTCACCACCCTGAAGTGCAGGCTGCGCAGATCGCAGCCGGGATCAGCCTCGAGCGCCGGCGCAAGATCCTCGGTCAACCCGAGATCGACAAATGGCTCGGGCGAGACAAGGCCGTGGTCCGCGACCAAGGTCTGGCCCTTCCTGTGGTCGCTGTAGTGAAGACCGTCGGCCGGTACAGCACTCTGTACGTCCACGGCGTGCTGGTCCAGCGGTTGTTCGAGAACCCGAACGACGGCCGTGACGCCCGCCGTCTCAAGGACATGCGGTCGGCATGTGACCGCATCAACAGAGCCTATTCTGACCTGCACCCATCCATCAAGGAGTCCTCATGACCCAACGAACCATGATCCCGGGCCCGGTACCCAGCTCTGAGCCCCATATCGCCGTCAACGAGAAGGAACGCTGTCTCATGGTCCGCATCACGCGGCAGCGCAAGCTTCACCAGTTCAACTTCACGCTGGCTCAGCTCGGCACGTGGAACCGTTGCCTCAAGGCGGCACGGGCCAAGGTCAAGGAGCAGTTGGCCATCCTTCCCGAGCCCGTGTCGATGCACGGACGTATGACCCATCGCAACCAGAGCGGCGTTGTCGGCGTGCGTCTCATCCTGGCTGTCCGGCGCCGCGTCAACGGTCAGGGTGTTATGGCCGAGTACCCGGACTGGCGCTGGATCGCCTTCTGGCCCACGTGTCCACAGTCTGGTGGTATTGGCTTCGGGGTCAACAAGTACGGCGAAGACGACGCATTCGTGCTCGCCTACTATGCGCGCAAGCACGAGTGCGCAGACCGCTACGTGCTGGAGCATGAGATCAAGCACATGAAGCCCGCGATCCGGACCCGCTACCTGTCGAAGCGCGTCCAGATGGTGCCTGGCAAGCGGTCGTCTCCGGCCAAGCCCGCGACCGGACTCAGCAAGACCAAGATCGGGGCGATGATCCAGGCGGCGCAAGCTGCCTGATCCAGGTACACCAACGCACCTAGAAAGGTGATCCCAGTGAGCAGAAAGCAACCCTTCATCGACTACGTCGAGTCCCTCGGGTTCAGGGGCGTGATCCCTGTCCCCACCACCAAGGAGCCCGAGATCCGGGCCTTCAAGTACGAGTCCTTTGACTCGGGTCAGGTGCGACACACGCTGGGCAAGGCCCGGGTCTTTGTGCCGGATCTGTTCGTGTTCGTCCTCCGTGCTGGACGAGCGGTTCGGGTCGACACGAAGCGACACTATCTGCTCCTGGGTGATGGCAAATCCACTGTGCAAGCGCTGATCCGCAGCGTCCGCAAGAAGGGCTGAGATGGATCCCACACAAGCTGTAAATAGGATCGCAGCCGCAGCGGCCCTCCGGCGTCCTCCTGTAGGAACCGTGTTCCTTGTTCCAAACGATCACTACTTCTTCCTGAACAGCGACGTACCCGCGGTCAGGATCAAGCGGGGTCGTTCGGGCTCGTGGTACACGGTTCATCCAGATGACAAGGAAGGACTCCTGGTGTTCGTGAACGATCGTATGCACGACCGCCCCAAATGTATCGTCCTCACGGACGTCCAGCCAACCGTTGCCATAGCCAAAGAACAGGCACCGACCAAATGACAACAACGATCACGAAGCCTGCAGTCTTGAAGGCGTTGCAACGCCTTCAACCCAAAGGCGACAGTTTTAGTCCCCTGCAAGTCTGCCTGGCAATGGGACTCAAGCGGTCAAAGGACCGGATCCATCAGATCACCGTGCATCTGTACGATCTGGC